TGCCATAGGGCTACTAGACTGCCAACAGGCTTGCAGCGAGCCTCCATCAAAAGGAGTTTCGCTACATGGCAACTGCAACGACATACCTGGCCTCCCCCACGTTCGGCATCGGGCCGAACCTTGCTGGTATCAAAGACCTCACCGATCAGTGCAAGTCGGTGGTCATCACCAAGTCGCGTGAATCACTCGATGCCACATCATTCGGTGTCACAGGTCGCCAGTATGTAGGCGGCCTGACCAACGTGACCGTCACAGCCACGCTGCTCATGGAATACAGCGCAACGCCCGGCACTTATGTCGATCTCACGGCCCTGGTAGGCACCAATGTGTACGTCGCAGTCAAGCCAACCAGCGCAGCCATCAGCGCCACGAACCCAGAGTTCCAAATTACGGGTGGATACCTAGAGTCACTCGATTTGGTCAACGCCAGCCTCGGTGAATTGTCGGAAGTTGAAATCGTCATCACTGGCGGCACCCTCGTCGAAGATGTGACCGCATGAAATTGACCCTTGAGGTGTCCTACAAGACACCAGCAGCGGAATCGGTCACAGACACGGTTACGACAACAATTGCCACCGTCGCTGCGTGGGAACGCAAGTTCAAGCGTCGCGTCAGCGATCTGCAAGCCGGTATTGGTGTCGATGATTTGATGTTCATGGCATGGCACCAATTGACCGTGACCAAAAAAGAATCGCGCGATTACGACGCATGGCTCAACACTGTTGAATCATTTGACGTGCAAGAGGTCGCGCAGACAAACCCTACGGAACCGGCAGCATCCGCAGACAGTTAGCGGAGTTGCTGTACGTGACTGGCTACTGGCCGCCCGATGTACCGTTCGACCAGGAGGATTTGGCGACGGTTCAACTAATTGCAAAGAAGGCCAATCGTGCCCACTGAAACACGCATTGAGATTTACGGTGTCAAAGAGGCACTAAAAGAACTCAACAAGATTGCGCCTACGCTGCGCCGACAAATCACCAAAGATTACAAAAAAGTCGTCGCACCAGTGATCAAAGAAGCACAATCAATCGTGCCGACGCTTGCACCAATGACTGGTATGGAAGGCGGCTGGAAAACCAAAAGTGGTTACGAAATGCTGCCTGCCAGCGGCTGGACTGGCATCAAAGCACGAACCATGTATTCTGCTCGAATCAATACGCGCCGAGTCAAAGAGTTTCGAGGCAACCTAGAAAACGTGGGCACCTTCAGCATCACATTCAAGGGCTTGATCAACACCGTGTTTGATATCGCAGGCCGCAAAAGCAGCGGCACCGTCAATCAATTCAGTCGCGTCGGTTCACACGGCAAATTGGTTGGCACAGTCGGCGGCCCACAAATGATTGCAGTGTTGAATAGTCGATACAACCGGGGTTCACGCACACTATGGCCATCATTTGAGCGCAACCGCAACGAAGTTGAAAAACAAATGACGCAAATCGTTGAGGATGTGATGAAACAGGTCGGCCGTAATCTCGTCTCCAATCAAGGTTCGTAGGATTGACGTATGGCTGTCTCATTACCTATCGTCTCCGAGTTTGACAGCAAGGGCATCCAGAAGGCCATCAATGAGTTCAAGAGCCTTGAGGGTGCCGGCCAGAAAGCGCAATTCGCACTCAAGAAAGCAGCCATTCCGGCTGCAGCCGCCATTGCAGGAATTGCAGCAGCCGCAGTACCAGCAGTCAATGCCGCTAGCGATCTCAACGAAACCATCAGCAAGACCAATGTGATTTTCGGTGAAGCGGCCAGCGAAGTGCAAGCATTCGCAGACAGCGCAGCCACATCACTCGGACAAACACGCCAGCAAGCGCTCGATGCCGCAGCCACCTTTGGCACGTTCGGAAAGGCAGCCGGGCTGACCGGGCAAGAACTGGCTTCATTCAGCACCGACTTCACGGCCCTGGCATCAGACCTGGCATCGTTCAATAACACCAGCCCACAGGATGCCGTATTGGCGCTAGGAGCCGCGCTACGAGGCGAAAGCGAGCCGTTGCGCCGATATGGCGTATTGCTCTCTGCCGACGCTGTAGCGGCCGAGGCGCTGGCTTTGGGCCTTGTCACTACGACTGTCAACCAAGACAAAGTAAATATCGCGGTTCAGAAAGCCGACCTGGCACTGGCCAAGCACAATGAGACTGTCGCCAAATATGGCGAAGGTTCAATGGAGGCAGCCAAGACAGCGCTGCAACTTGAGCAAGCCGAAAACTCATTGAACACAGCGCTTGAGGGCACCACCGACAAATTGACAGCCCAGCAAAAGACACTGGCTACCCAGTCGTTGATTATGAAGGCGACGACCGATGCCCAGGGCGACTTTGAGCGCACCAGCGACGGTTTAGCGAACAGTCAACGCATCCTGACTGCACAGTTCAAGGATTTGCAAGCCGAATTGGGCCAGGTGCTGTTGCCAATCGTTGAGAGGGCCACCAAGTTGCTAAGTGGTCTGACCGGGGTGATGGCCGACAACAAAGACATCGTGACAATCTTGATCGGCGTAATCGTCGGCCTGTCAGCAGCAGTGTTGGCAGTGAACGCTGCAATGAAGGTGTATCAAGCCACGTTGATTGTCGTAAAGGTTGCCCAGGCCGCGTTGAACTTTGTGATGAGCGCCAACCCAATCGGCATCGTCATCATTGCGATTGGTGCTTTGGTGGCCGCGTTTGTCATTCTTGAAAAAAAGTTTGGTGTCGTCAGCACAGCAATGAAGTTCCTTAGCGACGCATTCAAGAACTACATCATCAATCCGTTGAAATCCATCCTTGAATTGGCTGGTCGAGTAGCAGACGCAATAGGCAGCATCGCCAACATTGGCGGTTCAGTGGCTGGGGCTATTGGTGGGTTGATTGGCAAGATTCCAGGGCTTGCGGATGGCGGCATCGTTACCGGGCCGACACTGGCTGTCGTCGGTGAAGCCGGGCCTGAAGCTGTGATTCCGCTTGATCGAGCGCATGGCATGGGCAGTGTCACTATCAACATTCATAGCCAGGTTGCTGATGCTGGCCTCGGTGATGTGATTGTCAATGCGCTGAAGCAGTACAACAGGCGTAGCGGCCCGATTCAGGTGCAGGTGGCGTAATGGCCACAAGCATTGTCCAATCTGGCGACTACCTGCTTGAACTTGATACTGGGTTCCAGGTTGACGCGTTCCGCTTAGACAACGCGACCCAGGGCATATTGGATAACACCGATTATGTGCTGGATGGCACCACACAATTTGCCGACATAACAGAGTTCGCAACAAATATCCAATACAAACGCGGCCGCCAACGAACCGACGACCAATTCGGTGCAGGCACCATGTCATTCACAATGCTTGATGAAACAGGCATCCTGGGGCCTTATGACACCAGCAGCCCATATTACGACCCACTTAATAGCGAACCTGGTTTAGCACCACTTCGCCAAGTACGTCTGTCGCGCGATGGCACATATCTGTTCACAGGCATTGTCACCGGCTACGACTATTCATTTAGCCTGGGCAATTTAGATACCGTCAATGTGCAATGCGCCGATGAGTTCTACCGTCTGGCTCAAACGCAACTTGATGATTACAACACGACTGCTGAATTGTCCGGCAGCCGCGTTGCAGACGTTCTTGACCTGCCCGAAGTGGATTACCCGGCAGGCACACGCAACATTGCCACAGGCACAGTCGAATTAGGTGGCACAGGCCAATACAACGTCGATGCAGGCACCAACACGCTCGCCTACTTGCAGCAAATCAACCAGGCTGAACAAGGGCGCCTGTTCATGGCCGCTGACGGCACGTTGACGTTCCAAAACCGTATCGGCACCACGCTGAGTGCCCCGGTCGTCAGTTTCAAGGATAATGGCACAGGTGCCGCATACACCGACGTAACCATCCAGTTTGATGCTGATCGAGTGGTAAATCGCGCTTATGTTGAAGCGCTCGATGGCAAGACCGCAACCGATACCGATTCGGCCAGCATTGCTAAATACTTCACACAATCGCTATCCATCACCAACAGCCTGCTACACATTCAGGGTGAGGTAGATGCCCTGGCTGCGTACCTGCTTGAGCCTGAACCTGAGCCGCAGTACACCAGCCTTACTACGACATTCAGCCGTTTGACCACCACGCAGCGTGATGACGTGGCCAGCGTCGATATCGGTGACACAATCAGCATTGAGAAACAGATACCGGGGCTCAACAGCCAGATTGCTGAGGAGTTGGCTGTGGAGGGCATCGAGGGCCGCATCACCGTGTCAGGCGGCCATGTAATCACATTCTTTACAAGCCCCACCACGATTGTTTATGAGCTGATACTCGATGACCCGGTGTTCGGGCTAATTGACAACACGAACGTATTAGGCTGAGGTATCTATGGCGACACCGTTTCCTTTCACGGCCGGGCAGGTGCTGACAGCAGCACAACTGAACAACATCACTACCCTGCCGATCAATGACCAGACCGCCAGTTACATCTTGGTGGCCGGGGATGTTGGCAAGCGTGTGATTATGAACGTGGCCAGCGCCAACACTGTCACTGTAAATGACAGCGTGTTCGGTGTCGGTGACACAATTTTCATTGCGAATAAAGGCGCAGGCACCACGACAGTGACCGCTGGTGCTGGCGTAACGATCAACACATCAGGTTCACTTGATTTGGCGCAATATGGAGGCGGCACACTGGTTGCATTGTCGGCGTCAACCTTCACGTTTTTTCCCGCAGGTGGCATAGGTTACGGAACCGCAACAGGCGGCAGTAGTTCCAGCATCACGGTCGGCGGTGAGAATTACACCCTTTTGACGTTCACGTCCTCATCGAGCCTTGTCGTGACTAAAGGTGGACTATTTGATTTCGTCGTGGTTGGTGGCGGCGGCGGCTCAGGTGGTGGCAACACTGGTTTGTCAGGTGGCGGCGGTGGTGGGGCGGTAGTCCAAACTACGCAATACTTACCAGCCGCAACGTACACGGTTACGGTGGGTGCTGGTAGTGCTGGTTCGTTCACCGGGCCGGTTTCGTCGAGCATTGGTGATACGACGTCATGGAGTGGCGATTTGTTGGTTGCCGCTGGCGGTGGTAACGGTGGCGACGCTGATAGTGACCCGAAGTATTACACGGGCGGTCATTCTGGCGGTTCGGGTGGTGGCGGCGCAAGCACGTCAGGGGTAACGTTCGCTGGTACTGGAACAAACCCCTACGGTTTTAGTGGCGGTGCTGGTACGGCAGGCAACCGCGGCGGCGGTGGCGGTGGTGGGGCGGCGGTTGGTGGCACGGGTTCGACGGGCGTAGGTGGTGCTGGTGGAGCAGGGCGCGACATTTCGCTCTGGTTAGGTCAGTCGGCTGGCACGACATACAAGGCTGGCGGCGGTGGCGGTCAAGCGGCGACGTTTGGCGCAGGTGGCTCAGGTGGCGGCGGTTCCAATAGTGCTGGCACAGTCAACTCTGGCGGCGGTGGATCTCAAGCGGCTGGTGGCTCTGGCATCGTCTATGTAAGGTTCAAGGTCTAGTCATGGCACATTTCGCACAAGTTCAGAATGGTACGGTCACGAATGTAATCGTCGTGAGCAACGATGACTGCGGCGGCGGCGATTTCCCCGAATCGGAAGCACCCGGCCAAGCGTTCATCGCATCACTCGGCCTTGAAGGCGAATGGCTACAAACGTCATACCACGCCAATTTCCGAGGCAAATACGCAGGCATCGGAGACACCTACGACGCGGCACTAGATCAATTTGTCACCCCGGTAAGCGAGGAAGAATGAAGTGGCAGCACGTCTTAGAGGATTGGTGCAAAGCATTCGTCGCTGGAAGCGTCGCCGTACTTATCACCAGCGAATACGACGTAACAAACGCGCTAAAAGCCGGGCTCGCAGCCGTACTGCCACTGATCTACGCATGGGCCAACACGAAAGACCATAGGTACGGCCGCAAGTGAAATACCCGGTGAAACCAGTACGGCTACCAGCCGACCTGGTGAACATTCAGCCTGGGCGATTACCTGACTACCTGCTCAAGCCTGTACGCCCATACGGCCGCCTGCACTGGCTCGCAGCTCAGGCATACCACGCCATGCGCTCAGCAGCACGACAAGACGGCATCAGAGGCATCAAACCAACTTCATACTGGGATACCTACCGCACACTCGAAATACAGGAACGCGGATTCTTGGCGCGATACACCAGGGCACCAATCGCCAACACCAAATCGGTACGCATGTACAAAGGCGAAAAGTATTACCTAAAGCCCGGCCTTGCAATCATGGCAGTGCCTGGCACCGGGTTTCATCCACTCGGCCTAGCGGTTGATATCTCCGAGGCAAGTGGCAAACGTCTCGAATGGCTACTCGCAAACGCTGACTGGTTCGGATTCTCATGGGAGCTGCAAAGCGAGCCCTGGCACCTGCGTTACTATGTAGGCGACAAAGTACCGCTAAAAGTGCAGCAGTGGGTGAACCTGCATGCCAACCGAAATCTGGGTAGCGCTGATTAGCGCAATAGCCATCATCACAGCAGCCGGACTACCGACC